CCCGCCCTCGGTCAGTCTTTAGACTTCCTCTGTGTACCAGAAATGAATATTTTCAAATAATGAAAGGCTAGTCAAGTAGTGGTGATGGTAGAAATAGTTGTAGGTCATGTTGCGAGGGTTTCGGATTGATTCCATGTGCACCAATTTATCCTTGTTAATGATAGATTTAGCTGAAATCAAGAAAGCAACTGGCTTACGTCCATTATTTGCACCTGCACCTGTGAATTTTTCAAAATCATCAACTACAATAGTGCGTGCAAGTACGCTTGCTTTGTCCATGTTGAAAGCGTTAGCAAGCAACATATCAAGATGTGTTGAAAATTCTGCTGAAATGACTAGGTACTGGTCTTCAATAGCTGTCATGTTCGGTACACCAACAGGGTTGTTAAACTGTGTACGGCTTGGAATTGTAAAGCGTTTAGACTGATTGATAAGTGACTGGTTAAAGTCTACCACAAAATCAGATTTGCTTTCGTCAATCTTAGTACCAGCAACTGTGATAGTTTTAGCTGTACCTTTCAAGTCAGTGTAAGCAACTTCAGCAAGTGATTTCTCAAGTACACCCTTGATTGCTTGGTACTCGTCAAGTGTATCTGATGAAAGAAGAGACGTAAACATTTTATCTACAAATTCATCAAACGCCATGTCAGAAACAAAGGCTTTCTGAATCCAAGCACGCTCAAACGTGCGCTCGTAGTAGTTCTCATTGTTCAAAGTATGGTAGAATACTTCGATGTCTGTATCAGCAAATTTGAACGGGCTGACGTCTGATTTTGCGTCATAAGTTTTCTTTTCAGCTGGGTGTACATAGATTTCTTGCAATGTGTCCCCAAACTCAAACGTCTCAGACTTGAAAATAGCAAGTGGATTCTCATAAGTGAGCGCCTTGATAACGGTTGAACCAATACGATTTACAAGGGCTTTAAAAAACTCGTTTGCGTGCTTTTCAAAATCCTGATAAGGTACAGTAGCGTGGTTAATGCGTGCGCCTTCAAGTACAGGAATATCAGCCTGATAGTCAGCACTTGCACGGGTGCGGATAGAGTTCAACAGGTCAATGTTTGAAATGTTCTTGCCTGTGGTGTTTGATAAGAAAGTGGTGATTTTATTAGCCATTCTATTCTTCTCCTTCTTCTACCACGTTGTCGTGGTTGATGTTCATTTCTACCCCTTCAACTTCACTTGCTGGGGCTTGCGCTGGGTAGTTTGGCACTTCTTGCGCTGGTGTGTCCGCTGGCATAGTAGCTGGCAGTGTGACTTCTTCGATTGTTTCTGGTTCATCTTTTAACGCTTCAAGCGTGTTGTTTGGATACCAGTTAATGTTTTTAGAAAACTGTTTCATTTTCCTTTTTTCCTTTCTATTAAATAACAGCATTGATTGCTGATACTACGCTCATGTCTTCATTAGCCTTTTTCATGATTTCATCTTGCGCCCCAAGACGGCGGTATAGTTCATTATTAGCCGAACGTAATTCACCGTTTTTCTTGTTCAAGCGCTCAACGTCTTCATTCAAGACTGAGACGGTTAAATCAACTTCGCCCACAAAATCCTTGATGTCCATCAAGTCCGTTGTTAGGCTCTCAATTTCTTCATCGTTTCCGACTTTAGAAATTGCATTGTTTAGGATTT